ATACAATTCAACAACTCTATCGGGCTGTTGTCAGTAAAGCTTCCTTGATCACACTCATCTTGCAAACCACGAAAAAAATGCTTAGGACATATGAAAATATCTCTTTTTACAAAAAGCACTTGTCCAGCCGAAAACCACTTTTCATCGGTAGTGTTATACTTAACCCGCAACTTATAACTGTTGCAGTACACTAACCGTGCCAAATCAGTTGTTTCGGCCTGGTTGGGTATTTTCGGGTATAACACAGAATAACGAAGAGACTTCGCTATCGGTCGGTTGCTTTGGGGCTTAATACTGTCCCCATAAAAGAGAGATTTAACATACGTCCAAGCAGCCTTTGCCATAGTGGCAAGAAAGCGGATAGCACTGAGAGTCAAAACCACTCCTGTGGTCAACACTGCAACCATCCCGAGTGACTTCAGTTGCTCCTTGCACCTGTTCCACCAACCCATCTTTTCTGCCAGCCTACACTTAATCTGCGCTATGTCCATAGCCTTCTTCAAGTCGGTAAGAGTTAATAGAGGCTCTTCCGGATCAACGGTGTCACTACACCATTTGTATTTCATACACACGGGGGGATAAGACATATCGAACGCATCTTTAGCTTGCTCCTCTCGCTCGTCATCAGAGCGAGTCTCATCTGTCCTTGCGTACAGCCACGGCTTGGTGTTATTCCACAGCCAGGCTCTATTACACCTTGGACATAGTGGAGCCCCTTCATCCAAATCGAATGAAGTCGGAGCTCGACATGCTTCAAAGGAGGTAACAGAGTCAGTCTGGGTTTCCACATCAACCACGGCAGGCAACGCCTCCGGTTCCCTCTCATCTTCAACAACCGTATCTGAATAATGGTCGTCAAAACTGTGAGAGCTGAACATCTGATTGCGGATAGGCTCTAACGTAACTTCTTGAAAAGCAGCTCCGTTCCTAAGTTCGGCCACAGTTAATGGTTTGGCGCTAATAATAGTGCCAACCATATCCATTGAACGAGCAAAACCGGATCTTCTCTTCTGCTCCATTTCGACCAAATCAGCAATAAGGTGCACCAGGGCGTGCCAGTAGCAGTTTCGGGCATCCTCTGCCCAGTAGTGAAATCCATAGGATAATAACTCCAAATGTGCCAGGGGTAGCTAGAAATAGTATCCTCTCCTGTACACAAGGCCATCTCAGACTCAAACTTCGTATAATCAAGCTTGTTCGTAATCTGGCCGTCAGGGCCTACCAATCTGAATTCGGGATTCACCCTCAATTCGATTGGCAAGTCGATGCGACGGACCAGGGCCTCCTCGCACTGCATTGTACCTTCAGCTCCCATATGAACATTCTGGAGGTTAGTAGTCATGACTATGAACTTCGATTGAAATTCAAAAACTCCTTTTGCCTCCAGCGCTGCATAATTCAACATGCACCGGTAGTTTCCATAATAAGACATGAGGTCCAATAAGCCGTTCGAGGTGTCAGCAGAAGTGACTCTTTTCATAAGCCAATCATCCATCAAATAAACAAGCTGGGACCTGTAACCATCGAGGTACTCAGTATTCCAAGCTTTGCAATAGATCTGGGATGAATAATC